GGCGCCACTGAAACCGAAAGGAGAGACGTTGTACGTCATCAACCGCCGATACCTCGATCACCTGTTGATCAGTGGATCGGGCCAGAACATTGGTAGTAGTTTAAACAACTACTACCAGGTTCCTAGGCTGGTTGAAGGAGTGTATTCGTGGAGAACAGGACGGAGAGCTATCTCCGATCCTCCTGAAAGTCCCCCTACTCGTCATCGCGACGGGTATGGGATCTTTACCCCTTCGGGTAAGGGTAACTTGGTGCAACGTCTTGCAGACCGCAAGCGTTACATCGAGGACTTTCAGAGAGCGGCCTTCCCAGCTGAGACTCAGACTGGGAGTGTTTCCACGGATCGCGTGTCCAAGACTGACAGCGGGCACCTCTTTGTCAATAACAAGACTCTGAGGTACCCGTTTGTCGTCAAAGCCCATTGGTACAATAAGCCGTCACCCTCTAACGAGTGGTATGACGGTTTAGTGGCCGCTGGGGTTGGTAGTCAGGTAGTGAACCCATCTCCCTTTCCTCTAGGATTCCTACAGGAAAGTTCAACGAACAGTCTCGGTGTTACCGCGACTGATCGCCAGGGGATGGCAAATCGCTACTTTGCTGCCACGGCGCCAGACCGGAATGATGCTACTCTCGGAGTGACTCTTATTGAGTTGCTCCGAGGTGACATTCCTTCCGTTCTGAAGAACTTCCAAGAAATGATGGCTGGGTACCGTTCCGTCAAAAACTTTGTCGGTTCGGACACCCTGAACATCATGTTTGGATGGACTCCGCTGATTCAAGAGTACGCCAACCTTATTAAGGTGGGTATGACTCTTGAACGTGCCATTTACTACGAGTCGTTCCGTAGGAAAAGGCAATGGGATGGACCTTCTCAGGGCAGTAGCCAGGATACGGTGTTCTCTTTGAGTGCACCGCTCATGGTTTATGGCTCCCAGACGTACCCTCAACAGGGTACTTCTGGTCAAGTCACTGGATCTGGACGTGTTCTTGCCTCGATCTCCGCTGTTAAGCGAACGGTAATCCGCGAGGATTACCATTGGTCGAGTCGTTACACGGGACTTGCAAAAGCAAGTCGAAGGGCCAACGATTTCAGCGATCGCGCTCTGGACGTTGTACAACGATTGGGACTGGTCGACGACCCCACATTACTGTGGGACCTGACACCTTACTCCTGGTTGGTTGATTGGTTCACCACCATGGGTGACTCACTCACCAACGCCGCTACATATTCTCCCATCAGGGGGAAATATAGCGTCGACTACGCCTATCTCACAACTAGGTATACAACCAGCTCGCAGGCGGATGCAATCCGTTTGTCTACTGGACTACCTAAGTGTGACGTCGTGCTTTCTGAAGGGCACTCAATGTACTCTTCAGTGACGACGTGGCGTGATCGAGCCACTCCTTTCGGATTCGGCACGCAGATGGGGAGCCTTAGTGGTTCCCAATTTGCGATCCTAGTGGCACTGGGCCTTGCCCAGTTCCGCTAAGGTCTCTCTACATCCTGTAGAAAGATCGCTCACAACTCAACAACAATTTCACAACAAGTGAAAATGGACAGGAGCCCAAGATGGCATTCACCGACC